TACTTGAAAATGAAAAGATTTTTAAGAAAGAGTGTGGACCGACTTTTAACAGGTTCAATGGAGTCTAATATTTTTAGTACATATGTACCAAAGAAGATTAAATTCCACGCAGTTCGTAGAATTGCTCAATTGCAATTCAACGATTATGTGGATAATTCTATATTGAATAACAATATAGATTTAGTTGCCTTAGGTATTAAGGTAACAGTAGCCGACTTTACGGCCATTTTATATCATTTATATACAGGCATTAACAATTGTAAAACTGTTATGCAATTTTTAGATGCTATTATGGTTGCCGTTAGTCGGTTATTAAATCTGCGACCCTTACAGATTTTTAAATTATTAGGGGATTATATCATTAATTTATTCATGAATTTATTTGGTGATCAAATTATTGGTATAGCACAGTCAGATTTTTATATTAAAACGATTAGTAAAGCACAAGATTTTATAAATAATATTCGACATTTTACGAATCAAGCTACAGAGAAATTAAACTCTGAGTTTTCTAATAAGATGACGGTATTTTTATCTTGTATTTTGTCTTTACCAGTTTGTTTAAAATATAAAATTGGTTCTGATTGGATGGGCTTTTCAAAAGTTCAAGTTAATGCAATGAGACGTGAACGAGAACGTTCTCATGCATTGCCATTTTCAATTAGATGTGTTGACAGTTTTTTATATATTGTTGAACGCATTTTAGATTGTGTTAAATATAAATCTTTAGATAGGTTATCATATGATGATAAGTTTATTTTAGATTATAATCAACACTTTCAATGGCATGCTTTTTATGCAGATAAACTAGATTTAGTTTGTAATTTTCCATGTGTAGATGTTCGGACTGGAGTAGAATCTGAGCATAAATTTACGTGGAAAAGTTATTTAGCTAATATAGAAACTCTAATGGAAATGAATAAAGAAATTAGAGTAACTACATCTGATAAAGCTTTACAAGGACATCTTAAAATAGAGATGGGTGTTCTCGAGCGAGCAAAAATGCGTGTTTTATTGAAGATGGAAGTTTGCCGTACACGTGATGCACCATGGGCAGCAGCCATTATTGGAGCACCAAGTGTTGGTAAAACTCAAATTGTCGATAAGATCCTTAAAATTAAAGGAGATATTGACAAGGAGTTAGGTCGTAATCCTTTTGGATATGACCCTGAACGCCGTTACAATTTTAATTATCGGGATAAATATATGTCCGGTTTTACATCATCCCATACTAGTATAGTATTGGATGATTGCGGGCAATTTAAATCCGATTTAGTGGCGGCTATTCAAGGTGGGCCTGTTATGCAATTGATTGATTTTATTAATGATAATCCGTTGATTACAGAGCAAGCTGAGCTTGAAAATAAAGGTAAGATTCAATTTTTATGTAATGAAGTGATGATTACTTCAAACTTTAGTGATTGTGGATTTGATGAAGTATTTAAACAGCAAGGTGGTATTTACCGCCGGTTTTTATTTATACTTTGTCAGGTTCGCGAAGAATATAGAGTTGAAGGAGAAACAAGATTGAAAGGGGATCTTGATAATCCTCTTAATTTTGATCTTCACGAATTTCGTATGAAGCGGTTTACCAATAATAATGGTGTTAATTCACCAGTTTTTTGGCATAAAGACCAAAGAGAATGGGTTGTTGACCCTAATGTTCCTTGGTGTTGCCTTAAGGAATTGGCGTATTTTTTGAAAGATGATATTTTAATTCCACGTTATGAACAACAAGATAGAGCACGAATTGCAGGTGATCATTTTTTAGGGTCATCATCGTGTTCTACTTGTAAAATGACATCATTGTTGTGCGATTGTGCAAAAGCGCAAGCTGATGCACATTATGATTCAATTCATGATTTACGTGGAGTTGAACGATCAGAAACGCCTGATTCGACTGATACTTATATTGATGAAAATCGAGATAGTTGGTCGAATTATTTTCAGCGTTATTTTGCCAGTTTTAGTATGATGTGTTTTTCTTGGATGGCGTTTTGTTTTTCATTTTGCAATTGCGAGAGTTTTGCACTAAGTGTAGCTCTTAAAGTTGTAAAGTGGTTTAACATTACTTTTACCCGCCAAGATAATGATAATTCATTTTTATCTCATCGTAGACGTAGAATGAATGATTATGCACGTACTTTAATTGAAAAAATTACTGGCAAAGATGTTTTAGTATCTATAATTAATAAAAATAGAGAGGATTTGTTGAATGCTTTTAATTTGACAGCTATTTTCTCTACTTTATCAATTATGATTGCTATGTATAGTTTATCCGGTATTTTTACTTCTGATAAAAAGATTGCTCAAGCACAAGCTTCGGAAGAAGATGGTGACGACGAAGACGATTATTGGGAAGTTAAATATCAGGATATGACTAAGCTTGATGGTGTTCCGTCAACAACCACAATGCCACAATTATTGGCTGCGGTTGAGCGAAATATTATGATGCTTAAATTTCAGTATAAAGGTGCACATACTTACGTAAATGTTTTTGGAATTTACGGGAATGTCGCTATTATACCGAAACATTCTTATGAGCAGTTAAAAGAACGCGATTTTAAGTGTTTTATTACTGCTTATAGGAATAATAAGAAACAAAAGTTTGGTGCAACAATACAATTTATGACTTTGGATGAAACTAATTTTATAGTTTTAGACCATAATTATGATTATGTTATTGTTAAATCACCAACTTTTGGTACTTTTCGAGATGTTCGAAAGTTTATGCTTCAAGATAAGATGTTTGTTGGCAAGACTGAGGGGATTTTGAAAGGCCGTGATACCGAAGGTGAGTTAGTCACTTTTGAGTTTAAGGCTTTTCAATCCGCTCCGTTGCGTTATGTTCAATCGAGTCGGAAAGCTCTTTTTGAATATTTTGGTTATAAAGCGTATGCTCACAGAGAAACATTTTTAGGTCTCTGTGGTGCACCTTATTTAGTTAAAACTAATAATGGTTGCTTTATTGCTGGATTTCATGTAGCTTTGCAGAAAGCTTTTAAGAACATTGAAATTTATTGTTGTCCTTTGTTACAGAAGGATTTGCATTTTGAGACGAAATCAATGGTTCCATTATCATATAATGGTTTGGATCTTAATGAGACTTACGTCACTACGCAAGATTTGGCTATTAGTCAAGAATTGCATGAAAAGTGTCCTGTAAGAAATCTTAAGGAAGGTTCAAGCATTTTAGTATATGGATCATTGGATTTGTTTCGACCAAAGCTTAAATCTTTGGTTTGCCATACTGTTTATTGTCAAGATGTTTTAGATTATTATGGAATGCTCGATGTTGAGTATTTTTCACCAAAGGGTGTTAATAGTCGAAATTGTCTGACAATGACAGTTGATAAGATGTGTCAAAAGAGTCATTTCCCACCTGCTTATATAGAGGAGGTGAAGAATTCTCTTTTGAAGATTTATTTGGATGTCGTTCGTAAGAATGATATTCATGTTGATCCTAATGTTTATCCCATGAGCGTTGCTATCAATGGTTTAGACGGTGTGCCCTATATTAATAGGTTGCCCGTTAAAACTTCTGGTGGTTTTGCGCATAAAGGAAGAAAGGATAAATATTTTAAGTTAGGTGAAGCAACAGCTGATCATATGGTTAATTATTATTTAACCGATGATATTGCAGCTGAAGTCAACACCGCTTTAGATAGGATCAAGAAAGGTGAACGTATTACAGCCGTTTGGGATTTTACATTTAAAGATGAACCAATTACAGCTGAAAAAGTTCGCAAGGATAAGTGCAGGTTATTTAATTCTGCATCTCTATTTTTATCTTTATTAGAGCGTCAGGCTTTTTTGTGGTGTATTCCATTATTTAGTGGCAAATATCGTCACAAGTTTGGATGCGCCATTGGAGCTAACGCTGTAGGTAAAGATTGGACTGTGTTATATAATTACATAGTCCGTTTTGGTTCTGACCGCGTTATTGCTGGGGATTATTCCAGCTTTGATAAGCGAATGGAACCTGCCATAATGACAGCAGCCTTTGAAATTTTAATTGGATTAGCTCGTAATTTTGGTTTTCCAGAAGAAGATATTCTTCTTATGGAAGCCGTAGCTACTGAGGTTATTTATCCAATAACTAATGTTTCAGGGACTATTGTCGAATTTTATGGGACAAATCCGTCAGGTCACTCATTGACGACTATAATTAATTCGATTGTTAATTGTTTATATATGATGTTAGCATGTAAAGATATAGCAGTTGAAGAAAATATGGATATCAATTTTGATGATTTTTTCGACAAACATTTTTCTTTAGTTACTTATGGAGATGATAATATTGCAACTTCAAATGTTGATGCTTTTAATCATACTCGTATTAGTAAGGCTTTAGGAAAATATGGTGTTGAATATACTATGGCGGATAAGGAGTCGGAATCGGTTCCTTTTATAGACATTAGTGAAGCAAGTTTTCTTAAGAGATTTTTTGTTAAAAGGGAAGATCGTTTTATACGAGCTCCCTTAGATGAAAAATCTATTAAAAAGATGCTCACAGTGTGTACAGCGTCACGTACAATTACAATTGAGCACCAATGTGCAGAGATTGTTGAAAGTGCGTGTCGTGAATATTTTCAATATGGCAGGAAGTCATTTGAAAAACATCGTCAGTTTTTAAGTAAAATATTAGACGATTACAATTTGTGGGGATATCTTGGAGTCACCTCATTACCGACCTATAAGCAAATGCATATTATTTGTTATGATAGTGATGCTATTGCTCAATCGGATGTTGAGGTTTCTTCAGAATATTCTGACATT